ACAGAAGAACCAACAGGAACATACGAATCAACAGCACCATCAAAGACATTCACTGCTGATTCAAACGCTTCACGGATTTCTTCTGGTGCTTCCTGTACTGCTTCAACCAGTGCGTCAATCTTGGTTGGGTCAAGAGTGTCTAGATCGATACTGGCAAAGATTTCTTCTGCTTGGTCAGGGGTGATTACTTCTAGCAGTTCACTGTTGGTTGCCAGTTGAGTTGCCAGTGTGCTGTCAAGTTCTGCTTCAAGAATGGTGGCAACCTGTGCAACAACTTCTTGTGGCGTTGACGCATCAAGGTTGTCAAGAAGTTCTATGATTTGTTCTTCTGATACAGATTGGGGTTCTGATGTGGGTTCTTGAATTGGTTGCGCTGGTAATGGCAACGGCAATACTGGTGCTGGTGCATCAGTTGTTGAAGGTGCAGGAACAGTTGCGACAGGAACAGATGAAGGAAGCGTGGTCTCAGGCACTGTGGGTTCAGGAACCACAGCCACAGTTGTCTGTGGAACCACAGCAGGAACAGTTGTCACAGTGGTTTCAGTGGTCACAGGAACCACCACAGGAACCTGAACAGGGAGAGTGGACACCAAATCTTCCTGAGGATTGGAAGTAGGCACAGATGTTGTCGTTGTTGGGACTTCTGTTGTTGTGGTTGTTGGCTCTTGCGTGGTTGTCGTGGTGGCTGTCGCACTGACAGTGAACGCCGAATCAGGGACAATCTCCCAATCACCATCGTCAATCTTCCATGCCAACATGAAACAAGTTCCACCACCATTCTCATAGAACCAGCCATCAAGCATCAGTGGCTGTTCTGAAGCCATCGTCATTGGCTCTGTCTCGATCGCGCTACAAGCCTTGTCAGACCAGTCACCCCATTCATGGGTTCCAATCTTCATAGTGCCACCATCGTCAGCAGCCAACCAGAACTGAATTATGTTGTGCGCTGGCAGGGTGATGAAGCCTTGGTAATGCACCATGAATAAGTCATCAGGGCATGGTGTGAAGGGTTCACCATCAAAACTTCTGTTGATGTTGTTTTCTATTTCACTGCCACAGATCTGGTGTTGCGTCAGGTCTTTGCTTGGTGGTGTCTCATTGATGATGTAATAAGTTGCGCTTATTCCACCAGTGTTTTCTGCGTGGGCAATCCCATCTGCAAACAATAAGCAAAGGAATGCCAGTGCTGTCCCTAGGCGTATCAGTCTTTGTGTGCGTGCCATTCAATGTGATTGCCTAATCTGCTGTCAACAGTGTCTATCTTGTCGGCAATCGCATCTAGTTTGTCGGCGTTGCTTGCGTGGTCTTTGTTGTTCTGTCTGCGTGTCACTTCAATCAGGGTCACAATCAAAGTGACTGAAGCACCAATCAACGCAACCACAACTTCAGTAGGCATTACTTGCGATACCCATACACGCTGACAGAGCCAGTCAAGTTGCCTGCGCCACCATTGTCAAAAGTAAGTCCACGAAATTCTGTTGCACCTGTGGTGGTTCCCAAAATTTGCCCACCAACATAATATGCGCCACTACTTATACCTGAATACTGACCAGTTACATTTGTAGTAATAGTGGACAACTTTGGTGCATAAATGTCCATAGAAAATGTTATTACAGCAGAAGTGCTGTTAGGTATGTACCCAACATATTGAACGGTTCCAGCGTTGAGATTAAAAAAAGTAGTTCCACCAGTTGTGAAATCTTGACCGTATGCAGTGCCATAATATCCTGTAGCAACTGAAACGCCTGAAGTGTTGAGATACTGATAAAACAATGCGTTTGTGTTCACAGTGGAACGCATATTTCCGACAACTCTGTAGTTGTCAAATTCTGTTGTAAATACATTGTCGCAAACCAAAGACCGTGAAGTACCACTAGCAGTGAATGTACTAACCAGTTGCATCGCTGGTGGTGTTGTTGTACTGACTAAGCGAACCCAATTGCTACCGTCATATGTGTAGATACTGTTGTCAGCATCAATATAGGCAGTCATGCCTTCAGCCAATGTGGGTTCACCAACACCACCGAACGCTGCGTCACGGGCTGTCGTAGTAGCAAAACGCATAATTACTTGGTCTGCTAGATAGTTGTTCACATCATCAGATGAGAGTTTGCTAAACGCAGGGAACTTCTTTGCACCAGCACCAGCCATGACTAGTTCTCGCTTTCAGGTTGAACAATGTTTGATTGCCATTCTTCAGGTGTGTTGCCATCTGCAAGCCACTGTTGATAGTTGGCGTACAAGCCTTCAGTGTCGTTTGCTGTGAATGTTCCGCTTGATGTTTCGCTTGAAAAGTGAATGCGGTCATCTTGAATCCAATAACGAATCTTCATAGTTCTGCACTCCATCTCAACCCTTTATCCAATGAATTGACAATTGCGAATCCACCATAGCCAAGCGTTGGTGATGATGTTGTTGTGAAGTTCACAATTGCACCTGTTGAGTTGGCTTGATATTGGCTAGAAGTAGAAACAGAGTACAAATTAGCAGCCGTGTACACACCATATGTGCCACTGTCTAGTGTGAATGAAGTTGGTTCGATCCTCATAGGTACGGGAAATCTAATCGTCATCCAAAAAGAGTTGACATTATACCAATGCCCATCACTAATAGGTTGGTCTGATGCTTTTCTACCAGTAATCATGAAATAGTAACGCTGACAATCTAAAAACAATTCAGACATTGTTTTGCGTTCAAACGGTGTAGCCAGTGACCCAACTTCCAACTGCACATCAGTGATGTACAAGAAATCACCAAGCGTTGTAGTCATGTCATCACACCAGATAAACACAGCAACATTGTTTGTGCTGGCAGTATCCAATGTGGCTGTGATGCTGTACCTAGTCCATGTGTTTGATGGGGCAAGGTTCTGTGGTGTGTTCTCTGCTGTCCAATTAGTAGCCCATGTGGGTGTGACACCATCAGCACCCCACGCAGAAACCACATCAGAAGTCACCGTGTCAGCAGTGCTGTTCCACGAAAGAATCACAGCCTTCAAATTACCGATACTCGATCCGCTGGTGCGTGCGCTGAACGAAAGCGTCACAGGCTGGTTGAACATTCCAACAATGTTGCGTTGCTCAATGATTTGCAGAATGCCAAACTTCTTGTTCACTGTTTCGACATCAAGACCGATACTGAATAGACCAGCAGTGGGGGCAACATTGGCTTGCGTGACATCAACTATGTCATTTCCATCGGATAATAAAGTCCACCTATCAAGGTTGTAGGTGTCGTCATTGTTTGCGCCAGAGACAAAAGAAGTACCACGCTGCGACACACGCATATCACCATTGATTAGACGGTTACGCCCCATACCCAAAGCAAACAAGGCTAGGTCAGAGCGTTCAGCAAGGTTCTCCATCTGCGTAGCACCATCAGCCACAAAATCTGTGGGTTCAGGATATGGAATTGCAAAGTTTGGTGTTGTTCCCATTGTTTCCTAAAGTTGTGTCCAAATAAGATTAGTCCATGACACACCAATTGGTGCGTTCTCCCATGTCAATGTTGGTGTCACTTCTTCCCATTCTTGGTAGAAACCAACAGGTGAGAAATACAAGTTGATTGTATGAACACTGGTTGTCAGTGTGTGTTCAATTCCTTCAACATAAAGATTCTTTGTAACAGTCGATGGTGTCCCATACTCAAATGACTTGGTGACAGAAACAAAAGAACCAATATCAATCTGAGAAACAGCCAAGCGTTGTGCATCAGTGAGCCTGTACATATTGATGCCCAAACCTGTGAACCAATAGTTGGGGTCAGGTCTGATGAGATAGTCAGCAAGAATCTCTGCATCAGCGTTGGTGGCAAGCAACGATTCAAGTGACACACCTTGCACGCCATAGATGTCTTGTGAGTTTGTGTCCTGCACAACCTGAAGCGTGGGTGAAGGTTCAGCAGGGTTGGCAATAACGATGATGTCTACATAGTTGACCAGTGAATCTGGTCTGATTGAACTAGAGCGTGCTACATCACTCATAAATCACCTCTAGTGATGTGTATGTGATCGACGATACAAGACCATCATCACTGAAGATAATCGTTGGTGATTCAGTGGTGGCTTTGGGTGTGCGTGCTTCCCACACCAGCGCACCATTTCGGTCAATGTAAAGCCTTCCCTGTTCAGCAGATTCAATGATTGCGTTGAAATACGCCAAAGGTGTTTGGGAACTGACTTCAATGCCTGACAGGTTTGCAACACCTTCAGCGATGATTGGTGCAGGGTCAGTGGGGTATTGGACTTCAGGCAAGCCAAGAATGCGGTCAACTCTTGCACCAGATTTCTCTGCTGGTGGGGTGAACACATTGATGTTGGTTGTTGTCAAGTTAATAGTGGCATCAGTGCAAGTGATAGTCACAATGTTTTGACCGTCAGTGCTGAACTCCGTGTCATACGATTGAATCAAACCATTGAACAGATACTGATTGTTTCTGCTGATGCGTACTTTCCTGCGTGGCTCAAAGCCCAATCTGCCACGCTCTGTGTTCCAATACGGGCTGGCAGTGTTGGCAACATTGAACTTGTCCTGACCAAGCAAATCATCAATGGTGATTGTGCAAGTACCAGCACCAAACTGTGCGTCTTGACTTGATCGACCACGCTTGATTTGAACATTGGTCACATATTGGGTGACATCGAAGAAGGTTGTACTGCCATCAAGGAAATCTTCATCAAGAATGCCTAGGTCATTATCATCAAGAGTAAAGACATCTTGATAGAAACCAGCATCAAGTTCAATCTTGTATGAACCCAAATCAGATAAAGCCATTACGCCACCTGAATGTTGATTGCACCAGAACGCCGATTGAACTTGCGCAATTCACCGACAATGACATCAGGCAAACTGGCATCTGCAATCTTGCTGTTGATAGTGATGTTGTACACATCGCCACCCATGCCACCCAACTTTGACAGGGGTATCACTGCTTCAGATTCGCCACCTTCGCCTATCAGAGCAAATGTTGGTTTTGTGACAATGCCGCCTTCAGCAAGGGTGGCAAGACCACCAACGCTAAAACCAGAAAGCAGTGAAGCCCAATCAACACCATCGAAACTAGGCATAGTGCTGACAGCACCAGTTGGTGTAGGTGCAGTCACAGTCACAGGTGCATTCAAATCAGCAAGCAAAGCATCTGCGGCTGCACGCTGTCTCTTGGTCAGTTTGCCTTTTGCCTTACGCAACATGATTTCAGCCTTGGCAAGATTGCGTGTTGTTTCGATCTCGCGTTCTTTTGCGTCACGCACTCTGTCAATGGCTTCTGCTTCTGCATCTTGCGCTTCAACCAACTGTTGCAATGCGGTCTTGTAAGTATCGCTAGTTTTCGCAGCACCATTGATGATTTCATTCAGATTCTCTTGTGCAGTAGTCACAGCCTCAGTAGTTGTTTTGACTTCTTCTTGTGCTTCAGTCAAAGCCATGCGTGCTTCTTCTAAAGCAATTTCTGCTTCAGTAATCTCACGGGCATTCCCACCTTCTCTTGCTGTAACCAAGGCTGCTTCAGCATCAGTGACAGCAAAGGTTGCCTTAGTCAAATCAAAGCCAGCCTGCCTTGCTTCTCGCTGTGCCTGTGTCAATTCAGTTTGTGCAGCAGACGCTTCAGCACTACCAGCACCATAACCACTAGCAATGCGGTTCAGTTTGGCTTGTGCATCAGCAACCTTGTCTGTGGCAGTCTGCAAAGTCTTTTGTGCATCAGCAGTATTTTTCAGCGCAGAACGCAAGTTCTTCTGGTCTGATGTGACCTGTCGAGCAGATTCAGAAAACTTCTTGAACTTGTCTGCAACAGTTTCAGCAGCCTTACCAACGCCACCGCTACCACCATCACCATTCAAAGACTTTGCAACCTGTGCAGTACCTGATTCAAACATTCTGAACTGTGCAGCACTAGCCTGTGCAGTCTTGCCCAATCCACCAATCTTTGCGCCAGTAATATCAAGCGCAAGATTTACCTTTTGAAGTTCATCAATCTTGTTTGTGAATGGGATTGCATTCCACGCTTTAATCAGAAGATTAATCATGCCAATGAACCTGTTGATGAAGAATTCTGCAATACCCAATGCAATGTTGATTTGGATTTGCATATAAGAAACAATGAAGTTGAACACTTCTTTGAAGGCATCACGCACAACTTTGAACTTCACAGCCAAAGCAACCATTGCAACACCAAAAGCAATCACAGCAGCCACCACGATGCCGATTGGGTTGGCGAACAAAGCCACATTGAACGCTGTCTGCGCCACAGTTGCAGCAAGCATCACCAAACGCAATGCAGTGAAAGCAGCGATGACAGCCAATACAGCATTGCCAAACGCACCCATATTGGCTGTGGCTTTGAAAAACTCACCAGACAAGAACTTGATACCAGCACCAAGACCCTGACTGCCAACAATGTCAGAAAACTTTGAGATGACAGGCACAACATTGTCAATCACATACTGCGAGAATCTCTCAACATACGGAATCAGAATGTTGCCCAAATCCTCAGCAGCATTCCCAATAGCAACACGCATACGATCGAACGCAGTCATACTGGCAATAGCAGTGCCACCAACCTGCGCTTCAACTTCAGCAAGAATTATCTTCTGCGCATCAAGGGACTTGCCTGAATCAACAAGCGTTTTGATTTGGGCTTTCTGCTGGTCACTAAAGTTCACACCAGCCCGTGTCAACGCATTGATACCCTTCACAGGGTTTGACAAAGCCTTGCCAAGCATCTTTGCAGCAGCATCAGTAGAGCCAAAGACATTGCCCAAATCCAATGCAGCCATTGAAGCCCTGTTGAAAATGTCGTTGCCTGCACCAACTTCATTCCTGACTTGTTTGAAAGTCAACAACAAGTTCATGCTTGATTGGATTAGTTCATCATCAATGCCAGTCTGGTTTGATAACTGTTCAGACAAATCACCAACCTGTTTGGCAGTCAAACCAGCAGCACCACCAGTAGCAGCAACAATTGCTTCAGTCTGCTTCATCACCTTCTGTGATTCATAAGCAGCCTTGACAAGACCGCCACCAACCACGCCAACAACACCAGCAGTGATTGCACCAAACTTTGCCATCTGCGCACCAAGCGCACCAGCACCCTTGTTCAAAGAACCAAGAGCAAACTGAGTTTTCTGACCTGCGCCATCTAACTTCTTGAAGTCAGCAATTGCTTTGGTAACACCTTTGGAATCAAAGGTACTGATGATGGGTACTACAACAGCCATGACTAGAAAGCCTTTCCAAATCTGCCCAATGCGTTGCGTGTTTGCTTTGCAGCCTGCATTGATTGCTTGTTGCGCTTCTGTGTTTCTTGAGCAATCTGCACAGTGAAACGCTTGCCGATTGCATCAATTATTTTGTCAACCTTGTGTTCTACAAGAGGGTAATACTTTGGAACTGATTTCCACATGACACGCGATGGTTGACCAGTGCTGTTCAGGTTCTTCACAAACTGCTGACCAACCTTGCCATCACCACGCTGTGTCTTTGCCAAGTCCCAAATTGAAC